TCTATACACATCTAATATGTGTTTTTCTAGAAGAGCTTTATCAGAAAGTACATTCTTAGGAATGCCATTCATATATTTTGAAAAGAAAAAATCTATATATTCTTCGCTCACACCATCGATATCTGAAGTCTCAATCAGATTTCTAGATTTTTTTACAGGACCTTGTTCATCCATCCACTCATAATAAGCAGCGATGAACTGGACAAAATTATCACCCTCTTCTCTATAGAAGTCAGGAAACTGATGCTTTACTAAAGGAGCAATATTTTTTAAATCTGTGATCATTATTGTCTATATGCGGTTACGTTTATTGATATCTCATCATAATCTATCTTGAGGTATTTGCTTTCTTGTACAACAATATCATCATTTATTACTTTAGCAAATATCTTGATATTCGTATCATAATTATAAGGATTGAGATCAAATGCTAATTCACCTGTATCATAGTTGACAGTTCCTATATTAGATTCCAATATCTGTTGAACTATTGTATCTGTGATCTTATCATACATTATATAATACAATCTAAGAAATCCATTACCATCATCACTCAGAGTAACCTGTCCCTGAGGTGTGGTAGAATTGTAATATACGCCATCTTTAAAATAATCAAACAAGCTGCTTCTGATACATTCAGTTTCATTAACAATATAAGGAGCTCGTAAAGGTCTTGCTAAAGGATTTGAGAAAGAAAAGGCAATTCTCTGTTTGATGCCTTTTGTAGGGACGATAGTGTATATTGCTCGAAGCGTTGTTTGATTGCTGACAATTGAAGTGTCTGCAGAATCAATCATGGAAGACAATCTAGATTTACGAAGATCGTTTCCAAAATCATTCAGGTATGTTGTTTCATATGACTGAACTTTGCTTAAAACATCTGATTTAAGTTGCTGTATACTTTTAGCAGTTAATGAAGGATTATAACTAACAGCAGATTGAATCTCGATATACATGTATTCAGGATCTTTGATCACAGGTTCTGTTGTAATGCTTTTTGTTCTTAAGTATGCAACGATATCCGTCTTTAGTTCTGCAGAGACGACAGGAAAATTACCATACGGAATCATGCTGATGATTACTTTGCCATACTGCGGAGGAATAGCATTCTCTCCTCCGTATACATTGACAGTCTTGATCTGCGGATATTTCTCGCTGATCAGCGTCGTATAATCATCCTTGGTAACAGCTCTATTCTGAGCAGCAAAATGCCTAGGGGCATTGAGCTTCATGGATTCTATAGTTTCTCTTTCTGACCCATCTGCAGAAGAAATATTAGTTGTTGCTGTGACAGAATAAGTAGAGCTATCTCCTACCTTGCCGCTAGTCGAAAAGTTTACAACTTTATTACCCAGTATGCCATTAGTTGATCTGTATTTTACTTTTACTATGTTTCCGTTTGCTAATAATTTGCCAGAAATTCCATCGCCAAAAACAATCTCATATTGATCATTATTATATCCTTGGATAAAATATACTTCTGAATTTGAAGTTAGACCATATAAAGTATCGGCTTTCGTGTATATAGAATTCGATGAATCTGATGAAGAATTGATCACAGTAACTCTGATGCTATTAGTATCGATGTTTGATGAGCTAAGAGTATATCGTGCTGTTCCATCAACATTGAAGAATTCTTGTACTATCTTGCCTTCATAAACATACACAGGATCGCTTACATATCCTACATCTGTTCTATTGATTGTGATATTTTCATTTGTTGTGAAATCCATATTGATCCCGTCAACCACTGATCTTAAGGTATAATTTTCCGGGATCACTACATTGTCAGGAACATCACCACCTGTATTGATAGCAAAGGTAACCTTTGCTCTTGCGGATGTTCTTGATCTCGGAGTGTAGTTCAATTCTTTTGCATGAGATACGACTGAATTTCTTAGCTGCGAAGAGTCTAAGAACATCTCGCTGCCTATCATGTTAAGATAGAAAGCATTCATGTATGTGTTGTAAGACAATACATCTAACAGAGAATTAAGATTAGATCCTTCAAAATCATAATCTTTAAATTGCGTCTTAGATTTCATAAAGGTCTTAAGGTTGTTTTTGATACCGTCAAAACTTAATTCTGAAACGTCTAGGAATCCTGTATTGGCCATTTATCTTACTCTTCTTAAGACGAAATCTAATGTTATCGGTGATATGTTATTAACAATCGAAAATACGATAGTGACTTCATAAGCGTTATCATCAGGAAATCCTTTTGCTGTGACGCTTATAAGTCGAGCTCTGGGTTCATAATTGTTTATGGTCTCTGCGATCTTTTCTTTTAAGATGTATTCAGTATCTTGACTTATATTCTCAAACAGCGTCTGGCGTATGCCCGATCCCAATCCTGGATTAAAGAACCTCTCATAAGGATCTGTCAATAGTAAGTTGCGAATAGATCTCTTTACCGCAACCTCATTGGCGATCAATACCAGATCCTGTTTTATAGGATGGATATCAAAATTAGTAGGTATATCTGAATAGAATATCGTGCTTGCCATCGTATATTTATAATGATGTCCGACAAGCATTTAAATACTGCGGATTGTATTTTTGGATGTCATTAGCAGTAGAAGATGCTAATGCCCATCCTTGTGTCATAGGTTTAGATCCGAATGGGGAGAAGTTTTCTCCTATCATCACAGCGCTCATTCCGAGCATCAATGGAATAGCATTGTCAGATCTTCTCATCTCGATCGTAGATGTTATAGGAACATTCATGTTGTTGCAGAGGTCGGATGTCATCGTTGCTACTTGCTGTCCATAAAAAGTAGTCGGTGATGGAATAGCAGATGATCCTGTCACTAGATTAGATACTACGGATGCGATAGATAATGCTCCGCCCATGGAAGCAAAATTCTGCATTCCGAAGCTGACAACCCCTGTGCCGCCAGTAGGAGTTCCGAATGCTCCTATCTTCCTACAGAACACTTGATCGACTGCAGGAAGCGATACAGGTGCTTCACCAAAGAAACTCTTACCCGCCATAGAAGGTGGCGTCAACATAGGATTATTTGCTAACATTGATGATGCAATTCTTTGTCCTGTCAGAACTTCTGACATGAAGCTACCAACCGCATTTCCCCCAACTTGTTGCAACAGGACTCCCATCGCAATTCCACCTAATGGTCCTAAAGAACTTAATACCCCTCCTAATGGAGTCGCGCTCAATAAACTATTGATGGCACCGGACGCTATTAAAGTTGCTTGTGATTGTATAGTAGCTGTAGGATTTAATATGGCGCTGATCGTAGCGGGTGCCAATGAAGCACCGCTTGATAGTCCTGAATATAGATTGATAGATTGATTAATTGCGCCGATTGACAACGCAGGTGCATTCTTGAGAACACCTGTATGTGCATTAAATATACCTGCTGTTTCAATAATAGAAGGTCCTATCACTCCCAATGTCGTCCCAAGGGCTACTGCAGACAATACATCGCCGACGCTATTTTGAGTATAATCGCCATACTGTTCTATATTTCTATATTGTGGTGCATATCTCTGATTGATAGATGCAACTCCGTTTGCAAGATATCCTATCTTATAGATATCTTGTATCTGAGTGATATCTCTTATGTTTCTGATATATCTTGGCTGTCCGAGATCAGGAATTCCTATAACATCTGCGATATATTCAAGATCGCTTTGATTCTGGTTTGCTGCAAGTATGTAAAAGAAATTCTCTAAGGTATCTTGAGGAACGACTCCAAAAGAAGCGAGTTCAGTAGATTTAGATAAGATAACAGCTTTTTCTAGATCAGTGAGGATATAATTTTGAGGAGTACGGACATAGTTGACAGGAGGAGGACTAGCAAATTTCAATGCAGCAGCAACTCCTAATAATTGTGCTCCTATCTGTATAGCATTATTAAATGTATTGTTTGATTCTTTTAATTCTTGATTGCCATAGAATCCTGGCTGTTGAAAATCACCTTTTTGTATAGCTGATAGAGTAGTAGAATTTAAGATTTGGTTGGCCATCGCTATCCTGTCCTTCTTCCGTTTAGAGCAGCGACCACATACGAATGTGATAATCCTGGTATTGAATTGTTGCAAGCTGGATCAGCACATGTCAACACAAGACCGCCTCCTTGTTGGCCAGGTTTAGCAGATTCAAGATGTACATGTATTCCTGGAGAGTCATTCTTTTCTAGA